ATCTTGAATTCTTCGGGGTAACGCTGGTTGCTCATGGCACCTCCTGATGGGCCTCATTATGAGGCTTGGAGGTGTCTACGAAACTAGGGGCGATTCACCTTACGTTCAGGTTGGCGTCATGGACGGCGACCGCTTTGTAAGGGCTCTGGCGCCGCAATTCAATGGGAAGGATGGGAAGGTGGACTTCACGATCAGCCTGTTGGTTGACGAACACCCCACCTCTTACCCCAAAAAGAGAATCCTTATCCAGGCGTCCATAGGCAAAGAGTCGGGCCGATACATGGTGGAGATTAAAGGGAGGGCTGGGCCTATCAGCGTTTCCATAGGCCCTGATTTTCCGAGCGATCAGCTTGGCGATTTGTACGAAATGATCGCTAGAGACGTGATTGCATCGATGGATCCTTCGGAATTTGCTTAGGGGCGCATCTGAAACTCTAAAGCCCAGGCTATGACCTGGGCTTTCTGCATCTGGAGTACGTGAATATGGCCGAGCCGAGTGGTGCGGTAGCAGTCGCCGGCCTGGTCGGTATTGGTGCGTCTGCATTGATCCCTGGCATTGATGCCAATGCAGTGATCGGTGCCTTTGCTGGGGCGATCTTCTTCGTGGTGTATGCCAAGGATATTTCGGCCTGGGCGCGCCTCGGTTACTTCGTCGTGTCCTGGATCGTTGGCTACTACGTCGCCGGCGAAGTCATCGGGCGAGAGTGGGCTAGAACATCGGGCCTGGTCGCGTTTGCCGGGGCATTGTTCTGCGTCGCAGTGGGCACCAGCTTGCTGGAGTGGGTGCAGGGGGGGAAGACGCCTGGTTGGCTCCGCTTCATTGCGGACCGCTTTGGAGGTCGTAATGGTTGACCCTTGGACTCTGGTGGCCGCGATGATCTGCGGCGCCATCTGCATGAGGCTGGCGACATACCGCCGGCAAGGTGCGAGGTATCGCCGGGGCGTTTCCTGGCTCGCCTACCTTCTGTGCGTAGGCAGTGGATGCTTCGCCCTGAGCGTGATGCTTGATGCGCTCCACGGTTACAGGCTGCACCCTGTCTCCCCCTGGCTGACCCTGGTCCTGGCGATCCTGCTCGGCCTTGTGTGTCGTGCGCGGGGGAATCTGGCCCACATTCTGAGGGTGTACTGATGGATGCTCCGCTTCTACTGAAGAACACAGGCATGAGCCTGGTCTTGTGTGACGCCAACGGGAAGCCGCTCCCTGGCCAGCTTTCCTTGAGCATCAGCAACGATGGTCTCGTGCCAGCGGTCACGGTCACGTTCGCACTCGACAATGAGCGCGTGAGGCTTTGCGGGGAAGGGGTGGAGTCGAAAGAGCCGTGCATCGAACCGTTTAGCCGGGACCTGGCGGCCAGCCCACGCGGGAAAGGGCAAATCTGATGACTTCAGAGCAATTTGCATACTGGCTGCAAGGCTTCGTCGAGTTGAACGGGGCGCCGCCAAACGAAACCCAGTGGGTGCAGATCAAAGACCACCTGAAGCTGGTCTTCGAGAAGCGGACTCCGGCATACCCGGCTTATCAGTCACCACCCATTGGTATCCCTCGGGATTTCAAATTACCTACGGTTACCTGCTAACCGGAAGCTCGTGATGGCTTCGAGAACCGCGCGCATCATCTGTCGTGAGCGGTGGTGGCTTTTGTGGCGCGAAGCGCTACGAGTTTTCGGCTACGAAACGCTCTAGGCCGTCGATGGCGTAAGAGAGTTCAAACTCCACCTCATGCAGCCCACGCGCCCAAAGCTCGCTATTGGGGCTTGTGTCAGTGCGCAGGCGGAAATTTGCCGACGTGCTTCTGACTGCCGGCCCGAAGAAGCACTGCTCCAACTCGGTCTTTGCGGTGTTTCGCCTTGAGAGGGTCTCGTGCTTTGCCGCTTCCTTGATCTCGTTTTTGAGAATAGAGAGTCGGGTTTTGAGTGAGTCGATACCAATAGACGAAAGCTTGGATTTATCGGCGGCGTCGCCAATCAAGCTGCGAGCTTCGTCGTGCCAGCGCCGAAGCTCGTCAGCAATCGCCTGAGCTTCCTGATGATCAATTACCATGTTGGCTCCATGTCGGGGTTGATGTGTGCCGCACTTACCTGCGGCACGGCAGGCTCATTCGCCATTGAGGGCGGCCAGGATCTGATCGGCATATTTGTTCAAGTTGTTTAACTCATTCTCAACCACTTCATGGTTGGTGGGTGCATTGCTGACCTTCGCCTCAATAATTTGCAGTGCTGCGGCAACGGCAATGGCACGCTTCTGCCCATCGCTAACGCTCCGTTGGTGACTCTCCAGTATTGCGTCAATAGCTTTCGACATTGCGTTTCCTCGCATTGATTGGATATCCATCAATAGCGGTGAACCGCTGCTATTTCAAGATGCAGGTGATCCATGAGCAGACCAATGCCGTCGGCCGAGATGCTCGAATCGCTGCGGCTTACCCTGAGCCCGGCTATCGGCGTGTGGGATTGGGTTCAGCGCGAGATCCTTGCTGACACCGGCAGCATTCATAACCCCGATCACGGCCACCTGATTGACGCCAACATCGGCGTGCTCTGGGCATCGACGGGATTCGCGAAGCAGGGGAGGGTCGTCCTTGGCCAGGCCGAGCAGGTGATGTTCCGTGCAGGTGGATGGCAGAAGGCCCGGCAAGAGCAGCAGATGCGGGAGTGGTTTGGCGAGGAGCCGAGCTACCTCATCACGCTGGCTGCCGACTACTGCGCTCAGTGCACTGATGCGGATTTCGCGCGACTGGTTGAACACGAGTTGTATCACATCGCCCAGGCGACCGATGAGTACGGAGCACCCAAGTTCACCCAGGACGGGCTGCCCAGGCTCTACCTGCGCAGCCATGACGTCGAAGAGTTCATCGGGGTGGTGAGGCGCTACGGTGCCAGCGAAGAGGTACAGCAGCTGATCGACGCTGCAAGCCGGCCGCCCGAAGTGGCCAAGACCAACATTTCGAGGGCCTGCGGAACCTGCCTGCTCAAGTCTGCCTGACCCTTGACAGAACTAAGACGGAATTGAACCTATGGCAGTCCTGAGCAGCGAGGTGAAAGCCTTCATCGTTCAGGCCCTGGCCTGTTTCGATACTCCCGCACAGGTGGCGGCATCTGTCCGAGAAGAATTCGGCATAGAGGTGAGCCGCCAACAGTGCGAATCGCATGACCCGACCAAGAGCGCAGGCCGAGACCTGGCCAAACGCTGGCGGACCCTGTTCGAGGACACCCGAGCGCGCTTTCGCGAAGAGACAGCAGAGATACCCATCGCCAACCGAGCCTACCGCCTCCGGGCGCTGGGGAGGATGGCCGAGAAGGTCGAAGGCATGCGCAACTACGGCCTGGCTCTCCAGATCCTTGAGCAGGCAGCCAAAGAAGTTGGCGACGTGTATGTGAATCGCAAGATCGAACCCGACAAGCCCCTGGGCTCCCAGGCGGACCAGCAGCACGCAGTTGCTGAGTACAAGCTGGAGCCAGACGAAGGTGTCCCGACTACCCCGTACCTATGACCCGCCGGTGAAGCTGACGCCTAAGCAGGCGAACATCTACGTTTGGGGCTTTCAGCCCGAGGCGCGTTTTCGTGATGCGGTGTGCGGGCGTCGATTCGGCAAAACCTTCCTCGGCAAGGCAGAGATGCGCCGCGCGGCCCGGCTGGCTGCGGAGTGGGGCGTGAGCGTCGAGGACGAGATCTGGTATGGCGCGCCGACGTTCAAGCAGGCCAAGCGGGTCTTCTGGCGCCGGCTGAAGCAGGCCATCCCAGAAGCCTGGCGCGCAGCTCGACCGAACGAGACCGAGTGCTCGATCACACTCAAGTCCGGCCACATCATGCGTGTGGTCGGCCTGGACAATTACGACAACTTGCGGGGTTCCGGTCTGTTCTTCGTTCTGGTGGACGAATGGGCAGACTGCCCGTGGGCGGCCTGGGAGGAAGTGCTCAGGCCAATGCTTTCCACTTGCCAGTACACGATCCCCCAGACCGGAGAGTCGAGAAAGGGCGGGCACGCGCTGCGGATCGGCACCCCAAAGGGCTTCAACCACTGCTACGACACCTACCGCGACGGGCAGCCGGGCGGTGAGCCTGATCACAAGAGCTGGCAGTACACATCGCTGCAGGGCGGCAATGTCCCGGCAGATGAGCTGGATGCCGCCCGGCGCAAGATGGACCCACGCACGTTCCGCCAGGAGTACGAGGCCGGGTTCGAGAACTATGCCGGGGTGGTTTATTACACCTTCGACCGCGCCGAGTGCCGCACCAGTGAGCGCATCAAGCCAGGCGAGGCGCTGCACATCGGCATGGACTTCAACGTCATGAAGATGGCCGCGGTGGTCTATGTAGTCCGCGATGGCCTGCCCTTGGCCCTGGATGAGTTCCACTCGGTTCGTGACACGCCGGAGATGATCGAGAAAATCAAGGCGCGCTTCCCAGGGCACGGCATAGCGGTCTATCCCGACGCCAGTGGCCAGAACACCAGTAGCAAGAACGCCAGCGAGTCCGACCTGTCTCTACTGCGCAAGGCTGGCTTCACGGTGATTGTGGATAGCCAGAACCCAAGCGTTAAAGACCGGGTGAATTCGGTCAACGCCATGCTGATGAACGCCTACGGCGAGCGCCGTCTCAAGGTCAACATCGACCAGTGCCCGCATCTGACCCTGTGCCTAGAGCGGCAGACTTACAACGACAAGGGCGAGCCAGATAAAGACCCGAAGAAGGGGTACGACCACATGAACGACGCCGCAGGCTACTTCATTGCCAAGCGGTATCCGATAAACGCTCGCCCAGTCCAATCGACACCACTCAGGATGTAACCCATGTCCAGCAGCAACAGCCCCGACATCGTTCTCGATTCCGTCGAGAAGATGCGCAGAGACTGGGGACTGGTTTCAGATCTCCTTGGCGGCACTGATGCGATGCGAAAAGCAGGAGAGAAGCACCTGCCGAAGTGGCCAAAAGAGGAAAAGGAGAACTACCAGGAGAGACTGCAGCGCTCGACTCTACTGCCAGCGTTTTCTGAGACAGTCAAGAACCTGGCCGGTCGCGTTCTAGCGCGTCCGATCACGCTGGGAGATGAAGTTCCCGAGGATATCGCTGGCTGGTGTAATGACGACATCGACCTCATGGGGAACAACCTGGATGTGTTTGCCGGAGAGTGGTTTCGGACTGGACTGGGCTACGGGCTGTGTCACTGCCTGGTTGACTACCCGCCTTCGGATGGCGTGAAAACTATCGCCCAGGAGCGGGAAGCGGGGATTCGCCCTTATGCCGTTCTGATCCGTCCGCAGCAAGTGCTGGGGTATCGGTATCGAGTCGATCGAGGCCGTCCTGTCCTTACTCAATTTCGGTACATGGAGGAGATTGAGGAAGAAGATGGGGAGTTCGGATCCAAGAAGGTCCAACAGGTTCGCGTTCTGGAGATCAACCGTTGGGCGACCTATCGTCGCGATGGTGATGATTGGGCGTTGCACGAGGAAGGCGAAACAACTCTCAACAAAATCCCGCTTGTGACGTTCTACACCGGGCAGACAGGGGTCATGACCGCCAGGCCGCCTCTAATTGAGCTTGCGCATCTGAATGTCACTCATTGGCAGAGCCAAAGCGACCAGCGCAATCTCCTGCACGTTGCGCGAGTACCTATCCTGGTTGCGATCAACGCTGGGGATGCGGTCGGGCCGGACGGATCACCGATTCCATGGGAAATGACGGTAGGAACATCCTCGGCGACGCGAATTAACGGTGACGGTGCCGACCTCAAGTTCGTTGAGCACGGCGGCAGAGCTATGGAGGCTGGCAGACAGGACCTGCTGGACCTGCTGGAGGAGATGCGCATTGCCGGCGCCAGGCTGCTTCATCGCGATGCCCAGGCGGTAAAAACCGCCGCCCAGGCCAACGAAGAGGCCGCCGAGAAGATTAGCGCCCTCGAAACCATGGGGAATGCGTTTGAAGACGCGATAGACCAAATGCTACAACTCTTCGCAGACTGGACGAATCAAGAGAGCGGTGGCTTTGCGACGGTTGAGGGCAACTACGACACCGACTACGCGCCGGAGGTGAGCCTGCCAGTACTCAAGCAGATGGCAGACTCCAACTTCCTGAGCCAGGAAACTCTCTTCAACGAGGTGAAGCGCCGCGGTGTCATCAGCGACTCTTTGAAGTGGGAGGATGAGCAGGAGCGCATTCTCAACCAGGCTCCTACGATATGACTCGCTTGGAAATCTTGCTGGCAGAACTGTATACCGATCATGGTATCGATCTAGTCAGGACAACAGCGAGCATGTCGAAGGAAGTTGAGGATAAGATCACCGAGTTGGCAGAGGAGCTTATCAAGCTTCTACAGGGCCGTCGGTTGCCGCTGAAGAACGTCAAGGAGGTCAACGCGATCCTCGACGAGGCGGCCAAGGCAATCAAGGCGCAGTACGCCGAGATCGCTGCGGCGCATGATGCCAACCTTCGGCAACTCGCGGTCATCGAAGGAGGCTTCGCGTCGAGCTCAGTCAACAGCCTGGTGAGCCGGCCAATCATGCTCGGCGTCGGCAAGAACCGACTCAGCGCCGTGGTTGCGAATACGCTCATCGAGGGCGCGCCTACCAAGCAATGGTGGCTCAAGCAGGCTGCGGATGTGTCGTTCCGGTTCGCCGGTGTGGTGCGCAATGGCTTCGTGAACGGCGAGACCACGGAACAGATGGTCACCCAGATCGTCGGCCGCCGGGCTTGGGGCGACCAACCGGCGGTTAAGGGCTTCATGGATGTCGGCAAGCGTGCGGCGCGGACCTTGGTCCACAACAGCGCCCAAGCGGTGGCCAATGGCGCCAGGATGGAGGTCTACAAGGCCAATTCTGGCGAGAATGGCCCGGTGAAAGGATATCGCCAGCTCAGCACCCTGGACTCGCACACGACTGAAACCTGCATGGTCTACGACCTGAAGACCTGGAACTTGGAGTTCAAGCCAGTGGGGCACTCGCTGCCGTACAAGCAGGGATGCCCTCGGCACTGGGGCTGCCGCAGCACCACGCTGCCCTGGCTCAAGACGATGCGTGAGCTAGGTATCGACGTCGACGAGGTGAAGAGCACCCGGGCGTCGATGGACGGCCAGGTGCCGGCCAGTCTGAACTTCGAGACATGGCTCAAGGGTAAGTCGAAGGCCTTCCAGGACGAGAAGCTGGGGCCCGGCCGCGCCGACCTCTGGCGCCGAGGCGTCATCACCTTGAGTGACCTGTTGGACCAGCGGGGCAACCCGCTGAGCCTAGCCCAACTCAAGGCACTCTATGCGCCCGACTGAACGAAGACTTCAACACCAAGCCCGCCATTGCGCGGGCTTTTTCATGCCCGACGTTCGGATGAACAGGGCGCGTGGCCGGATGGCCGTAGAAACCGGGCGGATGCCCAGGAGAAGCCATGAAACTCAAGCTCGACGAAAACGGAAATGTAATTCTGCAAGACGGGAAGCCGATCTACGTGCATGAAGATGGCAAGGAAGCTCCGTTTGATGCCGCAGCGGCGGTGGCAAAGATTTCAGCCTTGAACCGTGAGGCTCAAGGCCATCGCGAAGCAAAAGAGGCGGCTGAGGCCCGCGCCAAGTTGTTCGAAGGCATCGATGATCCTGAGACCGCAATCAAGGCGCTGGAAACAGTGAAGAACCTTAAGGACGGCGATCTGGTTACGGCTGGCAAAGTCGAAGAGATCAAGTCGGCCGCCAAGCGCGCTGCCGAAGAGCAGGTTCAGGCCGCAGCGAAAGCCTCTGCTGAGCGAGAGAAGCAACTTCAGGGCGATCTGGAAAAGCTCCAAGGGCAACTGCACAACGAGTTGATTGGCGGCAGCTTTAGCCGCTCTAAGTTCATTGCCGACAAATTCGCTATCCCAGGTGATCTGGTGCAGGCCCGATTTGGTCAGGCCTTCCGGATCGAAGAAGGCAAGGTAGTGGCCTACGACCAATCTGGGAACAAGATTTTCAGCCGGTCCCGCCCGGGAGAGGTGGCTGACTTCGACGAGGCCCTCGAGACCTTGGTCGACCAATACCCCTACAAAGACCAGATTCTGAAAGGAGTCAACCAGTCTGGAAGCGGGGCCCCTAACGGCAGTGTGCCGGCGAATGGAAATGGACAGAAAGGTAACTTTGGCGGCAATCGCGAAGACCGGCTCGCCGCTATCAAGTCGCAATTCCCTGATCTGGCCAAGGCCTGATCGGAGTCTAGCTGTCATCCCGGATGGGGTACGGCGCTCCAGGGCGGAAGCCCTGACACTTCACTAAATCCAGCCCATCCGGGCACACCTAGAGAGGAAATACCATGGCACTTTCCGATATGGAGGTGTTCAACACCTATTTCATGCCGGCTACCGTCGAGACGCTGGCCCAAATGGTTGAACGGTTCAATGCAGCGTCCGGTGGAGCGATCCTTCTGACCACTGACGGATTCGATGGAGACTTCCTGCAAACCAGTTTCTATGCAGGTCTGGCAGGGGCACGTCGTCGCGTGAACCGCTATGGCACGAATGACTCGGTAACTCCGGTCGATCTGACCCAGCTGAAGCACAATACCGTCAAGGTAGCTGGCGGCTTTGGCCCGGTTCGATACGAGCCATCCCAAATGACCTGGCTGCGCAAGCCGACTGCTGAAGGCGTCGAAGTCGCTTCTCGTTACTTCGCCGAGTCTCTTCTGCAGGATCAATTGAACACAGCCGTTGCCGCCTTGGTCGCCGCCATTAGCAACCAAGGCGCCGCTACCACTGTCGATGTGTCCGGCACCAAGAGGGTGGACTACATTGCGGTCAACGATAGCCACGCGCTGTTCGGCGACCACTCCAGCCAACTCATCGCACAAGTGATGGATGGCGCGCAGTTCCACGCCTTCATCGGCCAGAACCTGACCAACGCTCAGCAGTTGTTCCAATCGAACGGCGTGCGAGTGGTGGACATCCTTGGGCGCTTGATCGTGGTGACTGATGCTCCGGCGCTCTACACCCCAGAAGTGGCTGGGCCAGCCGCTCCAGCCAAGCGCCGTGTGCTCTCGCTGACACAAGGTGCCGCAACTGTCCATGATGCCCGGGACCTGATCTCGAACATCGAGACCAGCAACGGTAAGGAGCGCATCGAGACTACCCTGCAGATCGACTATAGCTTCGGCGTAGGGCTGCGTGGATACGCCTGGGATGTCGCCAATGGCGGGGCCTCGCCTGACGATGCTGCTTTGTCCACGGGCGCCAACTGGGACAAGGTTGCAACCAGCGTGAAGCACACTGCGGGCGTTCTGGCTGTCGGCCAGGCATAACCGCTGGCACGGGCGGCGTGATAGCCGCCCGTGTAGCAGGAGGTTCAGATGACTCAGCGAATCTTGTTCTTCACGGCGGGAGCCGCGTTGACCGAGGAAGAGAAGGCTGTAGTTGAGCAACTCAACGCTCTCACCCTGCCGTCCTATAGCGTGACGGTGCATAACGGTGCGGTTGAACCCGACTACTTAGTTCCTGGTGACTATGTGGCAGGAGCGATCCCCCAGCCATACATCAGCCTTCCGGTATTCGACCCGGACAATCCTCCGCTGCCGCCCGTAGGGGAGGATCGGGTAGTCGTATCCGATGGTGCGAATGTACCAGTGCTGCCCGATAGCGGATCGACGGAACTTGCCGCTGCAACAGCAGCGGTCGCTGCCGGCGCGCTCAGCGGTGTCCGCTTACCGGCAACTGCGGCAGTAGTAATCAACGGTCAAGACATCTCGGTTGCAGGTGGAACGGTGACCTTGAGTGTTGCTGCGAACGTGGTGACTGCCGCCTTCACTCCGGAGTAATCAAAATGACGATCGTGTACGAGCCGCATCCGGTTACGCCGGAGCGCAAGGCTGAACTGCGGGCGATGGGGTACCGAATCATTGATGTTGCTTTTGCCCCCCTGGGTAGCGATGCCAAGGGTGGGCAGGAGCCGCCCGCCATTGGCGACGAATTGGAAGCCATGGACGCCGAACAACTGCACGCACTGGCCAAGGCCCGCGGCGTCAACGTCCATCGCAATGCCGGGTCTGAGAAGGTGAGGAAAGCGTTACGCGAGGCTTCCGAATGAAGCCCTACATCAACGTTGCAGACGTTGATGCTGCTCTAGGTCCTGATTGGGCGGCTCCAGAAAAGAAAGAGCGCGCGGTATTGATCGCTAACGTCTGGCTCACCAACCGAAAGCTCCCTGAGCTGAGCTCCATTCCGGAGGAGTGGAAGCTCGCTGGAGCAGAGGTGGCGCGAGATGCAGCCAAAGGACTGGTGTATGGAAGCCGGGAAACCGGCGTCCAAACCAAGAGCGTCAGCGCCGACACGGTATCTAGCAGCAAGACGTACCGAGAAGGAGCTCAGACATTCACCGCTGGAGAGTCGTTAGCCATGGCGCTCCTGACCCCCTGGCTATCGGGCTCTGGCGGAGGTATGGGCCAGTTCAAGCTATCCAGAGGGTAGGTCATGGGACTTCGAGACGAGATTCATGCAGACATCGCTGCCGCGTTCGACACAGACCTTGCCGATGCAGTTAAGCCTTTCACTGGTGTCCGCAAGGTTCAGGGTGAGTACGATCCTGAAATCGGTGGACCTTTGGTGACGACCATTACCTATTCCGGTCGCGGCGTATTTGGCAGATACAAGGCGAGCGAAATTGATGGATCTCTGATTCATACCTTCGATACCAAACTGCTTGTTCTCCAGGCAGAGCTTTCCGAGACGCCAAAGGTTGGAGACCTCATCAATGACTACCGCGCTCTGAACATCTCGGAAGACCCCGCTAGCGTTACCTGGAGCATCCAGATGAGGAGATAGTTGTGGCCAGAGGTTCGCATATGCGACAGCGGTATTCTGGCCGGCAAGGAAGCTTTGCCGCGGCAGTTGCTGAGTTCCGCGACCAAGCCTTGGCTGCCGGCGATGCGATCTACCAGCGGATCATGTTGGACCTGTCGGTCAAGGTGATCGAGAAATCTCCAGTCGGTGACCCGGAGCGGTGGGCCGCGAACGTCGCCTACCGCCAGCGAGCGAGTGCTGCGGCGGACCGCTACGACGAGAACGTTGCGATTCGCAACACCCTGATCAACCTGAATCCGAGCAACTTCACCAGGAACGGGACGCTACGTCGAGGCGTGAAGCACGCGAAGACGCTGACCAAGGCGGAGCGTGACCAGAACTTCGACGTCAACGGGATGGTGGCCGGGCGCGGGTATGTTGGCGGGCGCTTTCGGGCCAACTGGCAGTTCAGCATCGGCACGGCCGCACAGGGGGAGATTGATGACGTCGACCCGACTGGCAGCAAGGCAATTTCTGCAGTGACCGCTGGGGTCCAGCCGCTGAAGCTCGGTGATACCGCCTACCTGGTGAACAACCTGCCGTATGCGGTACCGCTCGAGTACGGGCACTCCAGCCAGGCGCCGGCTGGCATGGTCCGGGTGACCATCGCCGAATTCCAGCAGATTGTGGAGGCCGCCGTCAGGGCGAACCAGGTATGAGTCACGAGATCATTCAGCAACTGTTCGAGGCTCGCCTGGACGTCTGGGCGAAGGCCAAGGGGATCCCTGTCGCGTACCCGAATGTGACGTTCGAACCGACGCCGGGTGCCATCTATCTACGCTGCTTCACGCTGCCCGCTGGCACTACCAGTAGCGACTTGGGCGGCTACCACCGGGGCTTCACCGGTGTGTTCCAGATCAGCATCGTGGTCCCAGGCGGGCAGGGCACCGGCGTTGCCGCAGACATCATCGCCGAGTTAGGTCAGCAGTTCCCTCTCTACAGCGAGTTGTCTCGCCCCGGTTTCTCTGTGCAGGTGGTGAGCCCACCAGCGCCGGGACCCTGGATATCGGGGGACATCGCCGATACCAAACCAGTCTCCATCGGCTATCGCGCCGACATCTTCTGATCGCCCGCATGGGCACACCAGCACCCGCCATGAGCGGGTTTTTTCATTTCCACACGAGGAAAACTCCATGTCCGCAAGCCTCCCCAACGGCGCGCTGCTGGCCATTGCTGCCACCTACGGCCCGGCTATTCCGATTACCGCTGTCTCCAACGCCAAGCCAGCGGTTGCTACCGCAGATGCTCACGGCCTGTTGGTCGGTGACGTCGTGTCGCTGGTGTCCGGCTGGACTGGCCTGAACGGCCGAGCCGTCAAGGTTGCAGTTTCCACCGAGGACACCTTCTCCCTGGGCAATATCGATACCACCGATGTGATCCGCTACCCGGCCGGCGGCGGTATCGGCTCGGCGAAGAAGGTCCTCACCTGGCAGCAGATCCAGCAGGTGATGAACCCGACCACCTCCGGCGGCGAACAGCAGTTCGTCCAGTACCAGTACCTCGAGGACGATGACCAGCGCCAGTTGCCTACCTTCCGCAACGCTCAGTCGTTCTCGATGCCGATCGCCGACGACCCCAACTTGCCGCAGTGGGCGGTGATTGAGGCGGCGGACCAGAGTAAAGCGCTGCAGGTGATCCGCCTGACGCTGCGCAACGGATCGGAGGTTTTCTACAACGGCTACGTCTCGGTCAGCGACACCCCGACCCTGAACGTCAACGAAATCATGACCCGGACCCTGACCATCGCTCTCGATGGCCGCCCGGTTCGCTACAACCCGGCCCCCTAAGGAACTGTCATGGCGAAGAAGTTCAGCATCGCGCAGGCGCCCACCTTCGAATCCAGTGTGGAGATTCCCCGCCTCGGCGGGGAGTCCATCAAGGTGCCATTCACCTTCAAGTACCTGGATCGTGAAGCGCTGGCCGACCTCTACAGCAGTTGGGGAGAGCGGTTCAAGCGCTTGGTCGAGGAGACTCGCGAGCAGTCTCTGGAAGCTTTCACCACGGCTCAGATCGACCTCCAGGTCGAGCAGGTACAAGCCGTTGTGGCCGGGTGGGGGTTCGACGAGGCGTTCACCGAGGCCAACGTCCGGCTGCTGGTGTCCTCCCTGGTCAGCGTGCCCGAGGCCATCCTCGAGGCTTACCAGAGCGCCTACAACAGAGGGCGCTTGGGAAACTGAAGCGCGCCGCACAAGAACTCTATCGGCCTGCAGCCAGCGCCCAGGAGCTGGCGCAGTTCGGATTGTCGCCGGATGACTTCGACGAAAGCGACGAGCAGATGGAACTCTGGCCCTGTAACTGGACGGCATTCATCGTCTTCGAGGCGATGAGCACCCAGTGGCGGGCTGGCATGTGTGGCGCAACAGGCCTGGACTACACCGCATTGCCGGTGGTGATGCAGATGTGCGGCGTAGCCGCTGGTGAGCAACCCGCGGTATTCGCGGATATCCGGGTGATGGAAGACGCTGCGCTGAAGGCCTTCCGCGAGCAGAGGGAGTCGGGATGAGCAACTTCGCCGAACTGGGCATCAAGGTCGATTCGAGCCCGGCCGTAAAGGCGGCCGAGGACCTCGACAAGCTGGTCGATTCCGCCGATCAGGCCGAGCAGGCAATCGACAACCTGTCCGACGCCAGCAAGGGCCTCGAGCAGGCCACCAAGGGCGTGTCGCGCGCGGAGGAGGACGCTGCCCGCAGTGTCGAGAAGGCGGCTGGTGCTCGTGAACGCCAGGCTGCTGCCAGTCGGAAGGTATACGACAGCGCTGCTGGCGAGATATCCATCATCAGCCAGTTGGAACGGGCGCTCTCCGGCAACGTCGCCAACATCGACGATCTGATTCGCGCCGAGAGCTTGCTCGAGCGGGCGCGCAAAGCCGGCCTGACCACGCTGCAGGACGAAGCGCAGTATCAGGATCGCCTGGGTGCGGCCTATGACCGGTTGCAGAAGGCGGAAACCAAGGAGGCCGCCGAGAAGCAGCGCCTGGTTGCGGCGCAGAACCGGCAGATCGAAGCGATGCAACGCACGGTCAACAGCATCGATCCGGTGACCGCTGCGTTGGCCAGGCTTGAGAAGCAGGAGGCCGCGTTGCGTGGGCTGCGCGCCGCCGGCGGGCTGGATGACGCCGGATTGGCCGCCGGCCTGGAGAAGATCGCGGCGAAGCGGCGGGACATCGAAGGTACCGGCGGCGCGATCAACAAGCTCGGGCTGACCAGCAAGGAAGCGCGCGAGAACGTGCTGCAGTTGGGTAACGCCCTCTCAACCGGTAACTGGCGGGTCGCCGCCCACAACATCGCCGAGATCGGTGTGAACGCCGGCGGCGCCGCTCGCGGTGTTATCGGCGTCCTGGCCCCGATTGGGCTGCTGGCAGCGGCGATCGGTGGCTTGAGCGTCGCTTATCTTGCTGGAAAGCGCCAAGCTGATGATTTCAACAAGGCGATCATCAGCACTGGCAATGCCTCTGGACTGACAGCTCAGCAACTGACCGACATGCTCGGCCGACTTGGCAAAAGCGGAAACTTCTCAGAGGCATCTGAGGCTCTTCTGGCGCTGGTTCGGTCAGGGCGGCAAGTAGGAGGCGCTTTCGAGGATGTCGCGCGCGCGGCTACGGAGATGTCTGCCGTAACCGGGCGGAGCGCTGGGGACATCGCAACTGAACTGGCGGGTGCCAAGGGTAAGGTTGCGGACTTGGCGGCTGAATACAACCGCCAGTACCACTTCATGAACGTCGACACCTTCGCTCAAATCGAAGCTCTGGAGCGGCAGGGACGTTCAATGGATGCCCTGAAGCTGCTTGCAGGGACGCTGGCCTCGGAGATGAGCGCTCGAAACCGAGAGATTGAGGCGTCGACCCGCGGAATCGTAAAAGCCTGGGACGATGCGACGAAAGCTGTAAAACGGTATTGGCAGGAACTTAAAAGCCGGACCGCTGCAGACCCTGAGACATTCAAGCTTCAGGTTTTGCAGGGCCAACTGGAGGACTCACGGAAGCTCCCGGATTCCACGCTGAACCGGAAGAACATTGAGTTCCTCGAAAAAGAGATTGCCTTGCTTCAGAAGCGGATCAGCGTCCGTGAGGAGGGGCGACGGGCTCAGGCAGAAGGTCAAGAGGACCAAGATAGCTTCATCCAGGCCAGCAAGGACCTGAATGCTCAGCTTGATAACGTATCGCCTGCGAAGAAGCGGGCAGCAGCCATTCGCGAGCTCAATGCGCAGTTTCTTGAGCTGCTGAAATCATCGGAACGGCTTGGTAAGAGGAGCCCTCTGCTCGAGGGGGTTCAGTACGATGGGCGTTCTTTCTCTGGCGGTGCGTACGACCAACTGCGCAAGGGGATTGAGGAGCGCCTGAAGGACCAGAAGGGCTCCGCCGGTTCGGTGGACCTACGCGCGGCCAACGCCGCGAAGAACAGCTTGGCCGAGATCACCGCGACCTACCGTAACGCGCAAAAGGAACTGGAGGCATCCCAACGCGCAGGCGTGATCAGCGCGGAAAGCTACGCGCAGCAGCGGATCTCGATCATCCAGCAGGAGCGGGATGAGGTCACCCATGCCTACGAGCGTGAAATCGCAGCGCTGGAGGCTGCCAGGGCGAAGCAAGGAACGTCGGCAGCCCAGCGAATCCAACTCGACCAGAAGATCGCCGACGCCAGGTCGGCCATGGTCAAGGCGCAGAAGGACGCGGACACGGAATTGGCTATTCTGGCTGCGAACGAGGATGGCAGGCTCGCCCGGCAGAAGGCCGCCACTAAGGCCTATGTCGATCAATTGGAGCGGCAGCGGGCTGCGCTTGCGGCAGCCGGGACTCGAGCGGCGAACTCCCTTGGGCTTGGTGATCGCCAGGCTGGGCTTCAGAGCAGTCTGGATGGCGCAACGGACCGCTTCAATGACGAGCGCGCCAAACTGCTGGACCGCCGCCGCACAGCGCCGGACAAGTACTCGCAGGAAGACTACAAACGTGACTTGGTGATCTTGGCGGAAGCCGAAGACAAGTACCGGGATACGGTGATCTCGAACTACGACAAGATAACCAAGGCCCAAGGGGATTGGCGCAGCGGTGCTTCCTCTGCCTTCCAGACCTATCTGGAGAGTGCTCGGGACGTGGCGGGTCAAACCAAGAGCCTGTTCACCAGCGCGTTCAGCAGCATGGAGGACTCAATCGCCAACTTCGCCACGACCGGCAAGTTGTCGTTCTCCGACTTCGCCAAGAGCATCCTGGCCGACATGGCGCGGATTGCAACGCGCGCCGCTGCCTCGCAGGCCCTTTCGTCCCTCTTCGGCGGATTCTTCGGCGGTGGAAACGCTGCCGCGCAGTCTGGTGTCGACAACCTGGTGAGCAACAGCGGGCTGTTCGCCAACGGTGGTGCGTTCGCCGGCGGCGTGCAGATGTTCGCCACTGGCGGGGCCTTCACCAACAGCGTGGTCAGCACGCCAACTGCGTTCGGCATGAGCGGCGGCCGTATGGGTGTGATGGGCGAAGCGGGGCCAGAGGCCGTGATGCCGCTGACCAGAACCTCGTCCGGGGCCCTCGGTGTGCGCGCTATGGGCGGCGGTGGTTCGCAAATCAACGTCGAGGTGAACATTGCCTCGGATGGTTCGGCCAACGTCTCCAGCAGCCAGCCTGGCCTGGACCAGTTCGGTCGCGACATCGGGACGTTCGTCGAGCAGAAGTACCGACAACTCCTGGCGCGTGATCTGCGGCGTGACGGTGCGATCGGCCGCGCCATCAACGGGTAGAGCACATGGCAATCGAAACCTTCACTTGGGCCACCGAGAGCGGTGGCGAGGGCGACATAACCTTCGCCACCAGGTCCTCGCAATTCGGTGACGGCTACAAGCAGTTGGTGAGCGAAGGTCTGAACAGCAAGTCCCAGAGCTGGCCGGTGTCCATCACCGGGCCGGCGGCGACCATCAAGGCCGTGATGGACTTCCTGGACCGCCACACCGGCGCGCGTGCATTTCTCTGGACGCCGCCCCTGGGCGGCCTGGGCTTCTACACCTGTGCGGGCTACCGGCCCGTCAACCTCGGCGGCCGGGTCTACCGGCTGACCGCGACCTTTGAACAGGCATTCCATCCATGACACTGATCACCGATATCCAGAAGCTGGAGCCGGGCGGCGAGGTCGTGCTGTTCGAGCTCGACGGCAGCGACTTCGGCGCCGACGTGGTCCGGTTCCACGGTCACGCTATCCCGCACAGTCCGCAGGAACTGGCCGCTGCCGGCGCCAACGCCGACCAGTTGCCGGCGAAATCGATCTGGTGGCAGGGCCACGAATACGCGGCCTGGCCGGTGCAGATCGAGGGCATCGAGGCCAACAGCGATGGTACTGCGGCGCGGCCGAGCTTCACCGCCGGCAACGTCAATGGCCGGATTACGGCGCTCTGCCTGGCGTTCGAGGACCTGCTCCAGTTCCGCCTCACCATCCGGACGACGCTTGCGAAATATCTGGACGCGGCGAACTTCCCAGGCGGCAATCCCGACGCTGATCCCTCCCAGGAGATCGTCGAAATCTGGTACTTGGACCAGAAAACCAGCGAGGACGGCCAGTACGTGGCCTGGGAACTGGCCTCGCCAGGCGACGTTGGCGGCGAGCAGGTCGGCCGGCAGATGACCACCCTGTGCCACTGGGCGATGACGGGCGGGTACCGCGGGCCCGACTGCGGCTACACCGGCCCGCACTTCGACATCGACGGCAACCCCACCGATGACCCAGCCCGGGACGAGTGTGATGGCTGCCTGGGCACCGGTTGCATCCCGCGCTTCGGTGAAGGCAACCAACTGCCCTTCGGCGGCTTCCCTGCCGTCTCGATCATCGCCAGGAGCTGACCATGCTCAAGCACATCCTGTCTGCCGTGCAGAAGCACGCCGCGGCAGAGTATCCGCGCGAGTGCTGCGGACTGATCATCCGTTCTGGCCGGAGCCAGCGATACGTTCCCTGCGAAAACACCGCTGCCGACGCCGGCGAAGAGTTCCGCATAGCACCCGAGGCGTACGCCGAGGCAGAGGACCAGGGAGAGATCGTTGCCGTGGTGCACAGCCACCCCGATGCCACCAGCCGACCGAGTGCCGCCGACGTCGCTATGTGCAACGCCTCGGGCCTGACTTGGCACATCCTGAGCTGGCCGGAGGGCGACCTGCGTACCATCGAGCCCGTCGATCAGGTGCCGCTGCTCGGGCGCGCGTTCGTGCATGGGGTGCAGGACTGCTGGCAGGTCTGCGCCGACTGGTACCAGAGGGAGTGGGGCATCGAGTTCCCGCACTTCGAGCGTGCTGATGGCTGGTGGGAGCAGGCAGACGGTCCAAGCCTCTACGAGCAGCGGTTCGAGGGGGCCGGCTTCATCCGGGTGGACCGGCCGCAGCGCGGCGACATGATCGTGATGGCGGTGGGGCGCACCGCGCACCCGAACCACGCTGGGATCTACCTGGCGGACGACCCATCACTACCTGGCGAGGATGCGCAGCACTTCGGCGCCGGGCCGTTCCTGTTGCACCACCTGTATGGGAAACCCTCAGAAATCATCGTGTTCGGCGGGCCGTGGCTCGACCGGATGCGACTGGTGCTGCGGCACGTCAGCTAAATCAATCGCTAAAGCGGCTAGGCCGCAGGAGGATGTATGAACACCAACGATTCTTGCACCAAAATCACCGCATGCCTGGACGTGCTGGCAGTAGCGCTCGCAAGTCACGGCCACAAGTGGTCGGACAGGGAGCGCCAAGCCTACGAAGAGGCTATCGAACTGGCCTCTACTTCTGCCGGTTGTAGGGAGACTGGTTCGTCGGCTTCAGACTAATGCCGAGCTCAGACGCCTTGGTATAGACGGCGTCCTCCGTTCTCCCAAGCTTCAGGCCAATAACACGTGTAGGCGTGTTCTCTTTGGCGAGGCGCTTGAGTTCGGCGACATCCTCTGCGCTCCAGGGCGTGCCGGTGTTTCTATCAGAAATGGACATTTGACCTCCGTGGTCAGTAGCTCGCGCCGATTTTGGCGCACCCGGTCCCTGGGCCCTTTTGCTCAGGGTCGGGAACCCTGTGAGGTCATAACGCTACTACGCCTCTTCCGATGCCGGTAGCTGGGGATGCGTACAGATCTGACAGGCTCCAGTGCAGGCTTCGTCGTTTCCGGTGGTGACCACCTTAAATCAGACCAGATTCTTGCTTGAAAGCGAAAAACAACGCCTTCTAAATCGGCGATCCTGGCTTCACCGGCCAAAAAAGCAAAACCCCCGAGAGCTGGCCGGCTTCGGGGGTTTTTGTTTCCACCCCATGAGATAGGCATGAGGAGAACGTACTTGGATTTTAGCAAGATCATTCGCGAGGTGCGAATCATGACTGACAAACTGTCGCCGCCGCGCTTTTGGGCGCTTTGGTTGGTTTTCTTCGTGATTGCTGTTGGCTACCTGTCCAGCAATCTTCCGTGGGACAGGCTGCTCAGTTGAGAGATGCGCAGTCAGGGTGGGAGAAAATGAACGCAAAGGACGCTGGAATCGTTGGCAAGCGGCTAGCCAACGCCGCACTCATCCTAGCCACAGGCGTAGCTATTGCATCCATCATAGCAGCCATCGGAGTTGTGCTGGGTTGACTGAAACCGACCGCTAAGCGATCGGCGCTGCGGTATCGGAACGCGAAATGAAGCGGCTGTGCCGCGGGAGGAGAGTATGCAGCAGCGCTACTTGCTAACCATCCATGACCTATTTACGGTGCGCGATGGCGTGCGGTGCGGCGGTGAGGCGTTCGTGGCGATCCTCGACGATCAGGATGAAATCGACCGCTTGAGATTCGCCGGCATGACGAGTCCAGGCAGCCCTGGGTATCGTCGTAGCTATTCCGGGAGGCCTGGGCTCACCGCACGACTGGTTTCTGGTCCAGGGCGTATCACCTTCGAAGCGATCAGCTCGGCGGCGTGAGTCCGCCTAAAAAATCATCGGTGCCAAGGCGGTGTGAACCAACGTCGGCCGCTATTTTGTTCGCCGGGCTTTGTGCATTCTGGATGGGCGAGAAGGACAGCGGTTGACAGGGCAGGGGCTACTCCTACTAATCCATTTTCTTTTGACTTCCGGCTCTTCGTGCGAGTTCTACAGCAAATTCCGGATCTTCCTTCATCTTCGCCAAGCCCCAATCTATAGCTTCCCCGATCAGATCATCAAGAGACTGCCCAGTACGGACCGAAATCTCATCAAGCCTATCAAGAATTTTCTTCTTGAGGACCAACTGCATCTGAGCACCACCTTCCGTCTCAAGGATTAGAGAGACTGATTCAGGCTCGTCGTCATAATCCTGAAGCACTTCCACGGGCACATCCAGGGCCTTTGCCAGCTTCACTAGGGCGGTCATGCGTGGCTTAGACACTCCTGTCTCGTATCGGCCGATTTGGGGGACGCTGATGCCAGAAGCCCGAGACAGGTCTTTCTGAGTCATCTCGGCGTCTGCGCGTAGTCGTGCGAGCTTGGCAGGGAAACCCTTTGGGTGGTGCATGCTAATTCCAAATCTTCTGACTGAGCAATGATGTATTCGAAACACTCTTCCTGCAACAGGTGATGTCTAATGATGTTGACAGTGTAACTGCAAATGATGCCTAATGATGTCTTGTGATTGTTAAGGAGGTTTTTCTAGAAAGGCGAAAGCAAAGCTCGATACCCGCTGAGCTTGATACCTGCGGTGAAGATGCAGGCAGAGGAAGAGGCGAAAAAGAATCGTCGAAGCCTCAACGCCGAGCTGGGCTTGCTGATAGAGGAGGGTCTGAAATGGCGCGAAATGCAGAAAACGCAGGCAAATGCCTGAAATGAAGAAGCCCCAGGTGTTGGCGCACCCAGGGCTTCGGGGAAACGTCGAAATCTACGAGGAAACCAACGTCATGCACGATCATAGCACAACGACTGCTCAGGTCATCCCGTTCCGCCAGAAGGAACTCCTGCTGGTGGGCAATGCAGGGGAGCCCTTCGTGCCGATGAAGCCGGTGGTGGAGGGCATGGGGCTGGCCTGGCAGAGCCAGCACCGCAAGCTGCAATCAGGTCGATTCGCCACCTGCATCACCGAAATGGTGATTCAGCTACCGGGGGACACCCAGCGTCGTCCAGTTTCCTGCCTCCCGCTCCGCAAGCTCACCGGCTGGCTGATGTCGATCCACCCGAATAAGGTCCGTCCGGAACTGCGCGAGGGCATCATCGCCTACCAGAACGAGTGCGACGACGTGCTCTGGGCCTACTGGAACGAGGGCGCCGCTGTTCGGCGCGATGACCGGACTGCGGCCAGCGTACTCGCCACCACGATCGGAACCGATGGCTTCCACTGCCTGGCTGCCGTCGTCGATGGCAAGGTGCGGCACCTGCCGTCGGCGATTCGCCGAGGCGCCAAGAACCACATCTGGAGCCAGGTACACAAGGCGTTCAGCGTCGTGACCGCCGAGGACATCCCGGCCGACCAGCTCGACAGCGCGCGGAACTTCATCGCCGCCTACGCCTTGGAAGGCGAGTGGCTGCCGAAGGATAAAGCTGCGTCGGCCGTCGACACCTGCTCGTGGTCGAACATTGCGTTTCTGGTCGACTGTGTGGAGAAGTGCTGGAAGATCGTTGAGAGCCGTCGTCTGGCCACTCACCTCAGCGGGCTCGGTTGTAATGCTGGTGTCGAGTTAGCGAGCTTCCTGTGGGATGGCCTGGGTTCCGCAGCGCACGTGAGGAAGTACTGCGCCAACGAGCTGAACTGGCAGACGGGGGCTTCGGCCTGAGGGTATGGGCCGTAAACGGCATGGAGAGGGCGCCTTTGGGCGCCCTTTCTGTTTCTGCTGGGCGGACTCTGGGTTTTGATGCTGCCCGGCTGATGGTAGAGTCCAGGCCTTTCCATAGTTTCTGCGGAGAGCAATGGATGCGCACCCTGGGAATTCTTGCGCTGGTGGTTGGAGCCGTGCTGCTCATCAGCGCGCTCGCCATGGACACTACTGTCGGCACCATGTCTGGCGATCGAGTGAACAACATAGGCCTCATTGCTGCCAGAGAACAGAGAACAATCATTGCTGGCATTGCACTCATTATTGGCGTACTGCTTGTAGTGCTTGGAAAAAGGAAGGTGCTTACGCCGACGCCTGCAGTTGTCTTTGACTCTCGGCCATGTCCGTATTGCGCAGAAACTATTAAGTGTGCCGCCGTCAAGTGTCGATTCTGCGGCGCGGACGTGGAAGCGACCCCGGCTCCCGAGGGGCCGCCTCCTCTAACTCATGGGTGGACAGTGAATATCGCATGTAAGCCCGGAGAGGAATTTGATGGGCATCTTGCGAAGCTCGAAGAACTTCAGTTGCCAATATTCTCCAGTGCTGAATCGACAATTGTGGTCGGACCATACGCGGAGAAGAAAAAGGCAGACTCGGTGAAAAGAAGGCTTAGTGCAGTCCACTATATGCATGGAAAACTGGACTGGATAGAGAAGAAGTAGATATCCCCGCTGTTTATCGATTTCAGTGCAGAACCGCCTCCGGGCGGTTTTTTGTTACCTGGAGAAAAACATGACCACCGCAGCGCACCACACTCCGATGACCACCATCAAGCTCTACGGCGCGCTCCGGCAGTTCGGCCGGGAGTACCGTATGCTCGTCGGGTCGACTGCTGAAGCGATCAAGGCCTTGTGCGTGCAGATTCCAGGCCTCGAGCGCTTCCTCGCCAATGCCCACCTGCGAGGTATGGAGTTCGCTGTATTCCGTGGGAAACGGAACATTTCCGAAGATGAGCTGCAGTTCGGGGGCGCCGAGGAAATTCGCATTGCTCCGGTCATGCGTGGCCGGAAGCGTGGCGGGTTGGTGCAGACGATAGTCGGGGCTGTGCTGATCGCTGCTTCCTACGCTTTTCCCGTCATAGCCCCGTATGCGCTGCCTGCAGGGATAGGGATGGTTGCCGGCGGCGTCATCCAAATGCTCAGCCCCCAAGCCCAGGGCCTGAAGCAGAGCGCGGCGCCGGAGAATCTTCCCAGCTACGCCTTCGGCAGCGCCAGAAATACCACCGCCAGCGGGAATCCGGTACCGATCTGCTACGGGAAGCGCCGTTGGGGGGGGGCGATCATCAGCGCCTCGATTTACGCTGAAGATAAATCATAGCAAAATGCCTCCTTTTCTAAAGGAGAGCATGATGCTGAAACGGATTCTTCGATTCTTCGACAAAGCCTCTGGACCCTTCGAGCGGATGGTGTCGCCGAATGATGAGCAGGGAGTTAAAAAGCTTTTCAGTTTATTTGTATGTGCGCTGATAGTTGTTGTTGGTGTTTTAGTCGTTGATGTCGTTTTTTCTCTTTTGGGTGTTAAGACGCATGGTACCTTTGGAGATTTCTTCGGTGGTGTGGCAAATCCACTTCTCACATTCTTAACTTTCTTTGGCTTGCTAATTACAATAGTTCTCCAGAAGGAGGAGCTTAAAGAGACAAGGAAAGAGCTTGCGAGGTCGGCGGGGGCGTTAGACGAACAAGTTGATCAGTTTAAGCGGCAGGCTAATGTTTCGACATTTTACAAGCTTCTAGATAATCACATGATGTTGGTTTCATCAATTGATTTGGTGAGTAAGGAACACGGTAGAACTGTAGGAAAGGACTGTTTGAGGGTGTTCAGAGACAGATTGGATGCAATGTTTCAAGCGAAAGTCAGAAAGGAAGGGGAGACCGGGTTTCGAGGAGCCATAAGGCTTTCTGCTAATGATCCCAAGACTGCTGAGCAGATATTTAATATGTTTTGGGAAGATAATGGGGAGGAGTTGCAGCCCTATATTGCGTACGTTCGGCTGATACTCTCTTATCTGGAGGAGCAACTTGATTTTGATGCGAATCTAGTGAGAATGTACCGCTCGCTTTTCACGGATTCGGAAAGGGCGATAGTATTTTATTATGCTCTTGCGGTAGGCGATGAGAATTTTAGTCGGCAGCTCAGTGTTACGGCTTTTTGTGTGGGTCTGCACTCCTCGTTTCTAATGCATGAAGATCATGAGAGTTGGCTGGTAGATTGTTGCCTTCCACAAAATTTAGAAGATAAGCCCGCTTAAGCGGGCTTTTTTATGCTTGGAGAAAACCATGGGCGCAGTTCACCAGCACCTGACCGGCCGCAAGGGCGGCAGTAGCAAGCCGAAACAGCCGGTCGAGGCACCCGACAGTCTGCGCTCGGTCGCGATGGCCAAGATCCTGCTTGCCGTGGGCGAAGGCGAGTTCGCCGGCGTTCCGAGCGAGCGCGATATCTACCTCGACAACACCCCGCTGATGGACCCGAGCGGTAACCTGAACTTCCCGAACGTTAAGTGGGAGTGGCGCGCGGGGTCGGTGGACCAGGACTACATCCCTGGCATTCCTGCGGTTGAGAACGAGACGTCTGTCAACGTCGAGTTGCGCAGCGATACGCCCTGGGTGCGCTCGCTGAGCAATACCCAGCTTTCCGCAGTGCGCCTGCGCTTCGCCTGGCCAGCGCTCCAGCAGCAGGACACCAACGGCAACATCGGCGGGTACCGGATCGAATATGCCGTAGATCTGGCCACCGACGGCGGTGCCTATCAGGAGGTGCTGCGCGAGGCCGTCGATGGCAAGACCACCACCCGCTACGAGCGTTCCCGCCGGATCGACCTGCCGGCGGCCACCAATGGCTGGCAGGTGCGCGTCCGCCGCCTGACGCCGAACCAGAACAACAACCGCATCGCCGACACCATGCTGATCGCCGGCTACACCGAGGTGATCGACGCGAAGCTGCGCTACCCGAACACGGCCCTGCTGTACGTCGAGTTCAGCGCAGAGCAGTTCAGCAACATTCCGGCTGTCACAGTCGACTGCCGCGGGCGGAAGGTCCAAGTGCCGAGCAATTACGATCCGGAGACCCGGGCCTACCTCGGCATCTGGGACGGCACGATGAAACAGGCCTGGACCGACAACCCGGTCTGGCACACCTACGACATCGTGACCAACGATCGCTTCGGTGTGGGTAAACGCATCAAGGCTTGGATGGTCGATCGCTGGGAGATGTACCGGATTTCCCAGTACTGCGACCAGTTGGTGCCGGATGGGAAGGGTGGCCAGGAGCCGCGACACACCTGCAACCTGAACCTGCAAAGCCGCGCCGGGGCCTGGGAGCTGCTGCGCGACCTCACCGCTATCTACCGTGGTATGGCGTACTGGGCCCAGGGCCAACTGAAGATCCAGGCGGATATCCCGCGCGCCACCGACGTCGATTTCGCCTACACCAGGGCCAATGTCATCGACGGCCGCTTCAGCTACGGCTCGGCCAGTGAGCGCACTCGCTACAGCCGTGCCTTGGTCAGCTACGACAATCCGGCGAACAACTACGACACCGACGTGGCTGTGGCCACCGATAAGCGCCTGCAGCGGCGTTACGGCGACAACCCGGTCGAGGTGGCAGCCATTGGCTGCACCCGCGAGAGTGAGGCCCAGCGGCGCGGAAAATGGGCGATCCTAACCAACAGCCAGGATCGCACGGTAACGTTCCGTACCGGTATGGACGGGGCGATTCCGCTGCCGGGATGGGTGATTCCGGTGGCTGACGCGCTGCTGGCTGGACGGGAGATTGGGGGGCGGGTTTCTGCGGTTGCTGGCCGAGTGATCACCTTGGATCGCGATACCCAGGCAAAGGCTGGCGACCGGCTGCTCCTGAACCTGCCCAGCGGTAAGGCTGAGGCGCGAACCGTGCAGTCGGTTGCCGGGCGCGCGGTGACCGTGACGACAGCCTACAGCGAGACCCCGCTACCGGAACTGGTCTGGACCCTCGATGCCGACGACCTGGCGGTGCCGCTCTACCGTGTGATGAAAGTCAGCCAGCCGGAGCGGGGTGTCTTCGAGATCACTGCGCTGCAGTACGAGCCCGGGAAGTTCTCAGCGATCGACACTGGCGCCAAGTTGGAGAGCCGGCCGATCAGCGTTATCCCGATCACCACCGTGGCGCCGCCGGCGAGCGTCACGCTGACCTCGCACTACCAGTTCGATCAGGGGTTGGCGGTCAGCACGATGACCATCGCCTGGCCCCCCGTGGAAGGGGCTGTCGCCTACGACGTCGAGTGGAAGAAGGACAGCGGCAACTGGATCCGCCTGCCGCGTGCCGGCACCACCAGCGTCGATGTGACCGGCATCTACGCAGGAGGCTATCTGGCGCGGGTGCGCGCGGTGTCGGCGTTCGACATCACGTCGGTCTGGAAGAGCTCGATCCTGACCCAGCTCAGCGGTAAGACCGGCGCGCCACCGGCGCTGGCGTTCCTGCGTACCACCAGCGGACCGTGGAAGATCGGCCTGGAGTGGGCATTCCCGGCCAGTGGCGCGGCGGACACCGCCTACACCGAGATCCAACAGTCGGTTACCCCGGGCGGCAGCGAACAGAACGCAACTGCCCTGGGCTTGTTCGCATACCCGACCGACACCCACACGCTGACCTCGCTGGCGGCCGGCGCTCGCCTGGCCTTCCGCGGGCGGCTGATCGACCGGACCGGCAACGTCGGCCCCTGGTCGGCCTGGGTCGACGGTATAAGCTCGACGGATGCGAGCGAGTACAACGAGCTGATCACCAAGGAGTACGTCGAGTCCGCGCTGGGCGAGCAGTTCTTCGCCGACATCGATCAGATGCAGGTCGATATCACTGGCCTGCAGGACCAGATCGACAATCTGACCGATGTGCTGGCCTACGACCCGACGAAGACCTACGCGAAGAACGATATCGTGCGGGTCGGCAGCCGGCTGTATCAAGCGAAGCAGGCGGTGCCGCTCAACGCCTCGCCGCCGAACGCGACCTACTGGGCCGACATCGGACAGTCGATCGAGACGGCCAACGGCCTGGCCCAGCAGGTGGCCACCAACACCGCGGATATCACCGAGCTCGACGGTAAGGTCGAAGCGGCGGCTTCGAGCCTGGATGTTCTGCAGGCTGTCGCCCGCCGGGAGCCGGCGACCGGAGAGAAGGCCGATGCGCTGAAGGGCTGGGACACCATTGCTCGAGCCGCCACCGAAGTCACCGTGCGGGCGAACGAGGATGAAGCGCAGGCGAAGCGGACGAGCTTGCTTGAAGCGCGTACCGGGACCGCGGAGGGCAGGATCGCCACCGTGGAGTCGGTCGTTGCGTCGAACAATGCCGTGACCGTCCAGCGGCTGGACCAGCTATCCGGCCAGGTTGCGAGCAACGCCTCGGCCATCAGCACCGAACAGACCGTCCGCGCCAACGCGGACAGCGCCCTGGGGCAGCGGGTGGATACCGTCAGTGCGCGCACCGATACCAACGAGGCGAACATCCAGACCACATCTCAAGCGGTTACCTCGCTGGATGGAAGCGTCAAGGCGCTCTACAGCGTGAAGCTCCAGGCGCATGCCAATGGCCAGAAGTACGCCGCTGGCTGGCAACTGGGCTTCGACAGCGGTACGAGCGTGACGACCATGGCGTTCCAGGCTGATCGGTTCCTCTGGTTCAACAGTTCCAGCGGGCAGACCGTGGCGCCGGTCTCGATCGTCGGCGGCCAGATGTTCATCAACAACGCGATGATCCAGGACGGCTCGATCACCAACGCGAAGATCGGCAACGTGATTCAGTCGACCGCCCTCGGTGCCAACGGCGAGCCGCTGTGGAAGTTGGATAAGGGCGGCGCGTTCACAATGAACAGCGCAACGTCGGGAGGGTTTATGCGTCAGACGGCAGAGGCAATAAAAGTGTATGACGGAAACTTGGTGCTTCGAGTCCAGATCGGGAATCTTGATGTATGAGTTACGGAATGAGAACGCGTTCGGCCGGCGGCTCAATACTCTTTGACAGCAACAATTACTCATTGAGGATGGTCTATCGTCGGGACTTGGGGAACATTCCTCAGGGACTTTCAGTTACGGTCCCTGGGTTCGACGGTTCTAAAGGTGTCATGTTTGTCGTCTGCAATACGCCGGATTCTAGATCTTGGATTCCCAGGCATACCATTAGCGGCTCGACTATTGCGTTTGGTTGGTCCGGTGATGTAACAGCGAATTACACTCTATATGCGGTGATGTTCTCATGAGTTTCGGTGCGAAGTTTGTTGGGAATGCCGGTCAGGTGATAATCGATCAGGACCACCCTTGTCTGCATCTGGTTGCGTCTGGTACCTACCCAGCCACTAATGCCCAGATCATCAACGTCTCGTACCCATCTCCGGTGCGGAGCCCGCTCCCACCGTTTGTTTTCTTTTGCCCTAATGGGTCGCATCACATAACGATGTTCCAGCATGCTGGTTCGGCTGGGAACTGGACGGGTTTCAGCTTCTACGTGAAGGTATTTCAAGATACAAGCGGCGTCGTACTGGGAGGGAAGTGGAAGGCATGCGCGGTGTTCATGCCGAAAACTGGCGGATGGGGGATGCAGATATTCGACAATCAGTCGAGAGTGGTATTTGACAGTAACAGGGATCTTGTTCGGTTCATAAGTGGTACCCAGATGCTGAATTATTACGGCACGAATGGTAACTATCTGGGGTATTACACCCTGCATTCATGGGCTGCACCGTGGCTGCATGGGACTGATGGGTATTTTCTGGTTAGTCATTTCAATGTACAGGCGCAACCGCCCCAAGGTGATACTGGAGAGTGCTCCATTGGGTTTGTTACTTCGGCCCGAAACACAGTCGTAGCAACTGTTCAAGTCGGCGGACCTGGGCAAGACGCAATACGAACACCTTTCCCATGGCCTCTTCTGGCCATTGCATAGCAGGAGAACTCTATGGCGTGGTACTCAACCGGAACCGTGGCGGTGACCGCAAATAGCCCGACCGTTACCGGTACCGGCACACAGTTCTCGTCCAATGCCCGAGTCGGCGACGCATTTCGCGGACCCGATGGACGTTGGTACGAGGTCACAAACGTCGCCAGTTCGACGGTCATCTCGATCAAGCCCAACTACCAGGGCAGCACGGCCAGCGGCCAGGCCTATGCGGTGGCGCCGATCCTGGGCTACGACAAGGACCTGTCGGATCGATTCAACCTGATCGCCAACCAGTGGGGGGCAACCCTGGCGGGGATCAAGCCCTGGGCGCTTTCTGCAAATGCGGCGGCAGCGCGGGGGGATCTCGGCCTCGGCAGTGCGGCGGTACGGGAGGCGCTCGGTAGTTCGGGCGCGCTGTACTCTCGAGACAGCATTCTGGGCGCCGTTTCGCAGTCGAGCGGCGTACCGACCGGTGCGGTGATTGATCGCGGGAGTAACGCGAACGGGGAGTATGTGCGGTTCGCGGATGGGACGCA